ACTCCCATCTTCATCATCATCACTCCCATCTTCATCATCATCACTCCCATCTTCTTCAACTTTATCCTTAACATCATCATCATCATCCTTAATATCCTCGTCCTTATCATGATGAGCGGTTTGATTAAAAATATTTTGAATTTCACTATTCGTATTTGTGTTTATTTTAATAGCTATATCATTTTTTATAGAATTGTCTAAAGTATTGAGGTGTTGTGTTTGAATTTGTGAATCATTTGATTTATTTTTCATAGTTTTAATAAGACAATTATTAAAAATTGGTTCATTATCTAAAACCATAACTTGCTTTAACTCTATTTCAATTTGAAAACTTCTTGATGTAAATTTTATACCTTGTATTTCTAAAATAGAGATAATATTTGTTTCACTTGACACATCATTAATGGTTAATGCTATCTCATTCTCATTGTAGATTTTTACAGCAGGTTCATCAGTTCGTGTATTTTTAACATTTGTCCTGACTAAATAGTATTTACCAGATTTATAAACACGAATTATAGAATTAAAAGCACTCTCAATATCATTTTCTTCTAAATTACTTTGAAACCAGGAAGTTCTTTTTTCAAAAATTAATTTTCTACATTTTTCTTCTAAATTTTCAAACCAGTTAATCAAATGTTCAGAATTATTATCAAACATAAGATCACAATAATATTTTTTACCAGTTTTTACAAAACCTTGTCTTGTAAGACTTTTTGTAGTTTGAATATACAATGGTTTTTTATTATGCTCGATTTTTGTAAAGTAAGCTCCTCCTTGTATCCCGGTAGGATGTGCTAAAGTTAGTTTAGTGAAATCAAACGTTTCATTTGGCTCTATTATATTTTCCATTACTTACTGGAAATATAGAAAAATTAAATTAAAATAACACGCATAAATTAATTTAAAAAATTATCTATAATAGATATGAAAGATTCAATAGTCCAACAATGTTTAGATATATTAAAAAGAGAAGACGTTAAAAAAGAGTTTAAGATGATGTTAAAACCAGTAATTGATTTTATTTTATATGAAATTAATCCTTATATTTATATAACGGTTTCATTGGTTTTTTTGATTTTTATTATGATTTTAGCAATATTAGTTATTTTAATTTTGTTATTGCGTAATAAACAAGTAATAAATAGATTTTTTTAATTATGAAATTGCGGTATTTTAGGAAAATATATAAAATAATAATTGGTTTTAAATTTGATTTCAAAAATAGTATTTATTTTTATTCTTAATAATCTATATAAATATGGCACATAAAAAGAAGCATTGTAGTCGTCGCAGTATGAAGAGAGGGGGTGCTGGTGCGCCAAATCCCGCAACATATAGTTCGGCAGCAGGTTATGGTATGGCAGTAAATGGGAGTGGTAATTCGCAATGGGATAGAACTTTTATCGGTAATGGTCCAGCAAATTATGTAGGAGTTCAAGGACAAAGAGCTGGAAGTAGAAAAAGCAGAAAAGGAAAAAATAGAAAGGGAGGAAGTTGGGGTGCTATGTTAAATCAAGCAATTGTTCCCTTTGCACTTTTTGGCATGCAGCAATCGTATAACACAAGAAGAAATAAACAAAATTATAGAGCATCTGCTAAAAACAGAAGTCGTAGACAATATTAGATTAAATAAATATTAATATGTATTTTTAATATTTATATTTTATTTTATATTCTTATAAGTATCAATGAGTTTTGAAAATAAAATTCAACAATGGGTTTCAGTTGATAATCAACTTAAGCAATTAAATGAAAAGGTTAAAGAATTACGTGATAAAAGAAATACTCTTGAAGAAAATATTACAACTTACGCATCAGAAAATAATCTCTCTAACTCAACAGTTCAAATCAGTGATGGAAAACTTAAATTTACAAATACAAAGGTTCAAGAACCATTAACATTTAAATATTTGGAAAAAACTTTAGGAGAAGTTATTAAAAATGAATCACAAATAAAGATAATTATGGATCATTTAAAACAAAAAAGAGCTGTTAAAATTGTTCCAGAAATAAAGCGGTTTTCTAATAATTAAATATTATATATACATTTTATATGAGCTTTATAGGTAGCGATGAGTTAGTATTTAATAAAAATGATGAGTTTTATGGTGGAGGATTTAGTGTTGACTCTATAATGATGAGACACGGAATTTCACCAATAGTAACTCTTAATGGACAAAAAGGAGGAACGTCTAATGGAAATGTTTCAAGTATTTTTGAAGGGTTAGCAGTTCCGTCTTATGCTTATTATAATAATTTTCAAAGTGGAGGTAAACCAAATAACTATAACAAATATGATAGTGACAGCGATGAAGAAGAAAATGTTGTAGGTGAGGATTTACACGATAAACTATTAGGTTTAGTAACGGAACACGATAATAAAACAAAAAATAAAAGGAAGGGAACTAAAAGAGCTATTAATAAAAAGGATAATAATAAAAAAAATATAAGTAAAAAAAAGTCCAAAAAATAATTATTTTACACCTTTGAGCGTGTAGTAATAAAAAGTTTAATATAAATATAATAATATATTTTTATTAAATTTAGCTCCAAGTTTTGTAATTAAATGGAGATACTAATATTTCATCTACTTTGGTTTTCCAATAGTCTACTTGTTTTTGTAAAGCAATATCTTCATTTGTTATTGGATATGGTGTTGCATTAGCCATGAGTTGCTCTTCTTCATTTGTTATTTTGGGTTTATTACCATAACAATTTACGCCAAATTTAATATTGGGATTTGCTATATAACCGCCATTTATACCAGGTCTTCCACAATCATTTTCATGTTTTGGTATTTTTTGCAAGTTATCAAAGGTATTTTGCTGGGTTGGGAATAACGCCATTTGGCCATCAGACCATCCATAATTACACCATTCAGCTCCATTTTTATACGCATCTTCCACTTGTTGATATGTTGCTAATTTGGATCCATATGCTTGACACAGCGTTTTAGCATTTGAATAATCATAATAATTACCAGGAATATTAAATACCTGTTTTTTAAATTTAATTTCAGGAACAGGCTGCGGCTTATATGTGCTTTGGTCAACCACAATATCTACTGTGGGATTATTGGAAAATAAATCCGTTAGATATGCTGTTACACTAATGCTAAAAAAATATTGAAACGCATTTATAACAATCAATACAATTATGATTGCTACAATTATTACACCCATAATTTGACCACTATTATCTTTATCTATAATACTCACAAAACCACTGTTTTGATTATTTCCTAAAGAATATGAGAATGCAAAATACGAGATAATTATTAGTAAAACTATTATAAAAACCATTGGATTAAGTATAAAATCATTAAATTTATTATAATAATTTACTGGATCTGTTGTTGTTGTAGTATTTACTTCCATATATATATATTTGAATTGTTTTTTTATTTAATATAATTATGATTAATTTTTTTCCTATAAAATAAACAATAGGCTTTGGGAGAAATAATCGTTTCCTGTAGTCCTACTTCCGACACTGAAGTATCATTAAAATGGTACCATCTACCATTTGCGTTTTTTACATAAGAGGTATAATGTCCACCATAAACACCTCCGCTATGGTTACAAACACCATATAATTCATAAATATATGATTTTTTCTTATATCCTATTACATATTTTGATAAATCTAAATTGTCTAAAGGGAATGAAATTAATATTTGGTTTTTTTGATTTCTTGAATTAAATCTTTTAAAATCAATAACTAATATATTTGGAAATGACCAGAATTGGATTTTTTTCTTAATATCTACTTTTGTTTTAGTTTCTTCATTATACCACGCATTTTCACCTTCTAATGTTTCACCTTCTACATAAAGATCAAAACAATCAATTAATGATGGCGACTTATTATTTTGCGGAATAGGCAAATCAATCATAAAATATGGTTCTGGGGTTATATTTATTCGCTTACCCGTATTTAAATCACACATTTCGGAAACATGAACAGCATAAAATAAGTTCCAAATTTCAGAATATTCTTTTGAATACATATTTTTAACCATTTCAAAACATTTAACAGCTACACTATCTGTTTCAGATTCAACATTACCAGAAATTGTCATTATTATTTCTCTCGAAATTGAATTATGAAAACAATCAATTATAAATAATAAAAATTCTGGAAGATCATTTTGAGAAAATCCTGTAAACATATCCATACCCTTAACCTCTGCTACCTTTTGAATTGTTTTTATAAATTTATTCGGCGACACAACACAGTTATTTGTCCACAATATTTTTCTCAAATTATCCCATTCTAATAAAAGAGCTGAATCATATTTATTTTTTAATTTTTTTTTAAAATTATCAACATTTAATACCTCATTTAATTCATAAGTATGTGATAATATCTGCATACATGAATTTATAAAACATGTGTTTCCTAAGTTTGCTAACCCACTTAAACCTTTGTTATTATAATTATTGAAACTCATTTTATACTAATTATAAATAATAGAATACATTTAAACAGATTTAATAATATATATTATTATATGAATAGGAATAACATTTCAAATGAACATTTATTATTAATTAATATACTTAATACTCTTTATAATGATAATAATAGACAGATTCAAAATTTAAATGAACACAATAATCGAATTATTAATCTTATAACGGATATACTTTATAATCCAGGTTTAAGTAATAGGCAAAATAACAGTCAGCAAACAAATAATCGATACAGTCGAAATACTAATACTAATTCAAATACTAATAATTTTGATAGATTATTTTTAAATAGACAATATATTAGTGAAAACCCTCGAAATTATAGTGTACATTCTACTGGGATAGAAGGAAGAGTTACTGGGATAGAAGGAAGAGTTACTGGCAATCATAGAACCTCCGCAGCAAGAGATGCAGCAAGAGACACTGTAACACAACCTGAAAGACTGTCAGGTGTTTTTTCTAATTTGTTTCAAAGTTTTTTTGACCCTGTTCTTATATATCCTACAGCTTCACAAATTGACACCGCAACAAGAAATGTTTTATATCGCGACATAGTATCACCTATTAATAACAGTTGTCCAATATCTATGGATACTTTTAATGATAATCAAACTGTTACTATTATAAGACATTGTGGACATATTTTTAATACTAATGAAATAAATACGTGGTTTAGATCAAATTGTAAATGTCCTGTATGCAGATATGATATTCGTAATTATAATCCAACTAATGAAAATTCTAATTCACAAAATAATATACCAAGTCAAGAACAAATATCAAGTCAACCTACTACTACTAATGAACAAAATACTTCTTCGGAAAGTGTTGAAGAGAGAAGAAATATAAATATTTTAAATTTATTATATGATATTTCTGGAAATATATTATTAGAAGAATTTGATCCAAATTTATTTATAAATTTAATAAATAGAACATAATAAATTCACATCTTAACTGATGTAAAATAATAATAAATCTAAACAATATAAAGATATTTGTATAATTATGTTATAATAAAATGAGCACAAGTAAAAGACACGGAAAAAGATGGACTGTTAGTGAGCTTATCTCTTTACAAAGAGAGTATGAATTATTAGAGTGGGATATTCACCAAATTGCCAAGAAGCATGATAGAAGTGATACATCTATTCTTTATAAACTCGAGGCTGAGGGTTTAGTTGCTTCTTGGTCTGAAGCAAGGGGGTTTGATAGTGAAACCTATAAAAATAATATTTCATCTTTTATTCAAAATGACGAGGCTATTAATATTAATTATGATTTAGCTGATGATGATGATGA